CCTTTACAGCAAGCAAAAGCTCAAGAGATATTTGCATTTCTACAAAAACAAAAAGGTTCTTTTGAGGACTTTACTATTCAAGCACCATTAGATAACTTAGGTGCTGGCAAGTCAGAAACAGATATTCAAGTTGTTGGAGCACATACATCAGGAGATGCTTCTATAGCCTTAGATGGTTTCTCAGCCAGTCAAACAGGTGCTTTAAAGGCTGGAGATATAATTAAGTTTGCTAATCATAGCAAGGTTTATATGGTTCAATCTGATATTGATTCTGATAGTGGTGGAGCATTAACTGTTTTAATATCTCCAAATTTAGTAGCATCTCTAGCAGATAATGAAGCTGTTACTGTAAATAAACCTAGCTTTACTGTTTATCTTGAAAACAATGAAATCATGTATTCAACTGATGCTAGTGGTTTTTACAGTATTTCATTTGACGTTAGAGAGGTTATTACCTGATGCCTAGAAGTCTATCTGCTGCTTTACAAACTCAAGTATCATCCACAGCAACCAAAACAGCTTTTTTAGTTGAGCTCAATTTATCTACAGTTATAAGATTAACTGATTGGTATTCTGATGTAACTTACGATTCAAATAATTATGAAGCTGGTGGTTCTTTTCTTACAGTTGATTCAACAACTGAAACTGGTCAACTGCAAGTTAATGAAATCAACATTGGTTTTTCCAACATTACAGATCAAGTTAGATCGTTGGTGCAAAGTGGAGCATTTACAGATAAAACAGTTGAAGTTTATTTGGCTTATTTTGATGTAAACGAAAGCATCGTTGGTGCAATTAATTTTTTTACAGGACAAATAAGAAATGTATCTATAAATGAAAATATAGATAGCTCAAATTTATCTATGGTTGTTGCTAGTCATTGGGCAAATTGGAATTTAACCAAAGGCAGGCATTACTCAGACGAATCACAGCAATCTTTTAGCTCTGGTGATAAGGGTATGGAGTTTGCTGGTCAAGTAAAAGAAGATGTTAGGTGGGGTATGTAATGAATTTTTTTGCTGCTGTTGGTGAATTTTTTAAAGCTGCTTGGGCACTCTTTGCCGAAGCCAAATTAATAACACAAATACAGGTTACTCTAACAGCAGCAACTTTAGTTGTAGGTGTTAAAGGGTTTATGCAGGCTAGGGCAATGCTTGCCAAAGGTCAAGATATATTGGCAAACAAAACTTCTATGGGTGGAAAGATACCAGTTATCTATGGAACAAGAAGGGTGGGAGCACAAATTATTTACATGGATGTAAATGAAAACGATTCTAGGGATATGTATGTGGTATATGCTTTGTCAGTTGGTGAATGTGATGAAATTCTAGGAAAAACAATTGAGTTAGATGGCAACCCATTAACTGATTCTGCAAGATTTAGAGATGGTGGTTACATTGGTTCAGATAAAATATCTTCTGGCTCAGGATCATTAAACACAGTTTCTCAAAATGGAACAAATAGCTTAAATCTTGCTGGTGGTACTTTTGGAACTGATCCTACTGCTAAATATAGATATGTTATGAATTTACATCATGGAGCTGCATCACAAACAGCAGACCCCATGCTTGTTGCATCTATGTCTAATTGGACTTCATCACATAGACTAGATGGAATTTGTTACATAGCTGCTCACTATGGCTATGACAAAGAAGGAATGTGGAGAGGAGTTCCACAATTAACAGTTCAGGTTAGAGGTAAGAAGGTTTTTGATCCAAGAGACACAAATCAAACATTTGGAACTGTATCTACTTATGAACACTCAGACAATCCAGCCTTATGTTTTCTTGATTTCATAACCAACAATGAGTACGGAAAAGGCTTGACTGAATCTCAAATCAATATGTCTACCTTTAGCTCTGCTGCTAATGTTTGTGATACTTTAGTTGATCAGCCTTATTTTAATGGCACAGCACAAAGTGTTACTTGGGAAGGCACTTCTGGAAATGATTATATTAATATAACTGGGGCTGGTGCAAATTCTATTTGGTGGCAAAACAAAATTGGCGAAAAGATAGATTTAGAAGATGGCTCTGGAAATATTGTTCTAGATGGTGCTGAGATAAAAGATGTACAGAGGACAGAGTTTTACAATGCACAAGCTCAATATTCAGTATATGTAAACAACACTCTTGGCTCTACTTATTCTTCTCAAAATGGCACATCTTTACTAAAGGTTAAAAGATTTCATTGTAATGGTTACTTAGATGCTAATAAGAATGTTATGGATAATGCCAAAGAGTTGCTTGCTAATATGCGAGGTATCTTTCTTTATATAAATGGTAAGTATGAACTATCCATTGAAGATACAGGCTCATCAACATTTAGCATTACCGATGATCACATTATTTCTGATTCTGGCATATCAGTTGATTATGGTAATAAAGATAAAAAAGCAAATAAAGTTATTGTTGAATTCTTCAACGCTAACAAAAAATATGAGCTAGACACAGCCACAGTTTTACATGATGCAACCCCTGATTACACATCTGATGATGGTGGTGAAGTCTTAGAAGTTAAGGCAGAATTTCCTTATGTTTCTGATCCTTACATTGCCTATAACATGGCAAAAGCTATTTTAACCAGAAGTAGGAATCAGACCACAATGCAGTTCTTAGGCACTCCTGAGATGTATAAGCTCAACGTAGGAGACATCGTTGATCTTACTTATGCAGGATTAGGATTTAATGGAAAGATATGCAGGGTCGAAGCCTTAGAGCTTCAATCAAATGGTTTGGTTGCAGTTAGTCTAATAGAATACTTTGATGTTTATACATGGGAAGTTCCACCACAAGAACCAGTAGAAGAACTATCTAATCTACCTTCAGCTTATGCTGTAAAAGCACCCACAGGCTTATCTTTTACTGATAGCAATGCAAGTTCTACAAATAGACCTTTTCTTTCTTGGGATGAGCCTACAGATTTTCCAGACCATGAATATAGAATTAATGTAGTAGATAGCTCAAGCAATGAACTTACAAATAAAATTGTTGATACTGAATTTTGTGATCTTGGTTTTATTCCAGTGGGTTCAAATTATGTTGCCAGCGTTAGCTCAATCAACACTCTTGGAGTTGAATCATCACCAGCCACATTAACTTTTAGTGTTGCCACAGCACCTGTAGATACTGCTGATGTTAAAGATGATGCTATTACTTTATCTAAAGCAGCAGCAGATTTAGTTGCTGCTATTGATGCAGGTGGAGCTGGTTCAACACAATTAATAAAATCAACATCAGCACCATCAACAAGGGATGATGGTAATGCATTACAAGCTCAAGATTTATGGGCAGATACCGATGACAACAATCAGATTTATGTAAGAAATGCATCTAACAATGGTTGGGTAAAAGCCAGAGATTCTTCTTTGGTTACTTTGTATAACTCACTAAGCTCAACTGTTTCTACAAATAGCTCTAACATTGCTACAGCTCAGGGAGATATTGTTACTTTAACAACTGATACCTCAGCTAATGCAAGTGCTATTTCAAGCTTAACTTCCACAGTTAATAGCAACACATCAGCAATAAGCACAGAACAAACAACCAGAGCAAATGCAGATAGTGCTTTAGCTGCTGATATAACATCACTAACTTCTACAGTGGGTGGCAACACATCTTCTATCACAACCAATGCTACAGCCATATCAACATTAGATGGCAATGCTTCTGCTGGTTATGTATTAAAGCTTAATGCTAATGGCAAAGTAGCTCAGATGGTTCTTGGTAGCAATGCATCTTCTGGAACAGGTGCAACAAGTATTGTTGCTTTCTTGGCTGATACATTCAAGATTGATAATGATGCAGGATCAAGTGTATCTCCTTTTATTGTTAGTGGTGGTCAAGTATTTATTGATAATGCAAGAATCACTAACTTGGAAGGAAGCAGGATTGATGTTGATACTTTAAATGTTAAACAATTTGCAAATACTAGCTCAAAAATTATTAGTCATTTGCCAGCAGGAACAAAATTTGATTTAGGTAGAGATGGTCAGGCTTATGTACAAAGAACTGGAACTTACACAGGAAGCAATGCTGCATTTATACCAGTAACTATTACTGATGTAAGAAATAATGCAGGTTATGTAGCAATATTCTCAGGCGTTCTTGGTGATGTAAGTGGTGGCAGGGTGCAATATTCTTTAGACAATTCTACATGGGTTAATGCTAATGGTAATACCAATATCTCTTGGAGTGCTGGAACTTATAGGGGTTATACCTATGTTTACACAGGTCAAATAACAACTTTAAGCACATCACAATCAACTGTTTACTGGAGAGTTTATTTCTCAGGTGGTTACAACCATACACAATTATCTTTAAACGTAATGATGGATAACACACGATAATGAATACTTTTACTGTTTATGATTTAGCAACTGGTGAAATAGAATATTCAACAACAACTGTTGCAGCAATAAATGAAGTTGGCTTGCAAGAAGGTCAAGGAATTATTGAAGGAAATTATCAAGCAAACGAACATATTGTTGTTAATGGCGAAGCAGTTGCAAGAACAGATAATATATTAGAAATACTAAGATTAAAAAGAGATGCTTTATTAACTGAATCAGACTGGACTCAAGTCAACGACAGCCCTTTATCAGAGACAAAAAAAACAGAATGGGCAACATATAGACAGGAGCTAAGAGACTTACCATCATCTCATCAATCAACTACAAATTTTGATGATGTAGTGTTTCCAACTCAACCAGATTAAATATACAATAGGACAGAGGTAAATTAATGGCACAACACGATTACAACCTAGCCAATCAAAGTGGAGCTGACTTCAGAGCTGATTTAAACAATGCTCTTGCAGCTATAGCCACAGTCAACTCAGGGGCTACCGAGCCTTCAACTACTTTTGCCCATCAGTTATGGGTAGATACAGCAAATAGCGTATTAAAAATAAGAAACGCTGCTAACTCAGACTGGATTACTTTTGGCGTAAGCATTAGCTCATCCAATGTATTTACAGGTGACTTAACAGGAAATGTCGTTGGAAATGTCACTGGAGACCTAGTCGGAAATGTCACTGGAGACTTAACAGGCAATGCAGATTCTGCTGACGTATTAAGCACAGCAAGAACCATATCTCTATCAGGAGATGTTGTTGGTTCAGTATCTTTTGATGGTAGTGCTAATGTTGACATAGATACAGTTGTTCAAATTAATTCTATTACTCTTGGAACTGATACCACTGGCGATTATGTTGAATCACTATCAGGTGGAACTGGTGTAACAGTAACAGGTGGAACTGGTGAAGGTTCTACTCCTAGTGTTGCTATAGGACAAGCTGTAGCTACAACTGATAATGTTACTTTTAATTTAGTTACTGCAACAGATGAATTTGTTGGTGATATTGATGGTGCTGTTAGATTCAGTGCAAAAGCTGGTGAAGCATTAACAAAAGGTGATTTAGTTTATGTTTCAGGTGTTTCAGGTGATGTTCCAGTGGTATCTAAAGCTAAAGCTGATGATGTTTCTAAAATGCCTGTATTTGGTTTAGCTGTAACAGATGCTAATAATAATGCAGGATTACAAGTTGCAACATTTGGTACGTTAGATGAATTAGATACCTCAGGTGTATCAGAAGGACAAATTTTATATGCTTCAACAACAGCAGGTGCTTATACAACAACAAAACCAACAGGCGAATCAAGTCAAATACAAAACATAGGTAAAGTTATAAGAAGTCATGCTGCTGCTGGCTCAATTAAAATAGGTGGTGCTGGTAGAAGTAATGATGTTCCAAACTTAAATAATGGCAAGATATTTATAGGTAATGCATCTAATCAAGCAGTTACATCAACACTTGATACTTCTATAGTTCCAGAGAATACTAATCTCTATTGGACTACAGCTAGGGGCGAATCTATGTTTGATACTAGATTGGCTACTAAAGACACTGGTGATTTGGCAGAAGGCTCAAATCTTTACTATACAACTGTAAGAGTTAATTCTGATTTTGATACTAGACTTGCAACAAAAGATACTGGCGATTTAACAGAAGGAGTTAACCTTTACTATACAGATGCAAGATTTGATACAAGGCTTGCAACCAAAGATACAGACGATTTATCAGAAGGAACTAATCTTTACTATACTCAAGCAAGATTTGATTCTGCTTTTGCCAATAAAACCACATCTTCTTTAACTGAAGGTACTAATTTATATTACACAGATGCAAGGGCTAACTCTGCTATTGATACTAGAGTTACTAAATCAT